CTATTTCTAGTGTACTAATAAAACCTTTCATTGCGTTTGCTGTATTTGCCTGCATCTTTAAAATATCTCCAGCTTCTAAAACAAGAGTATGAGTAATCATATTTTGATATGTTTTAGATGAAAAAACACTATGAGATATTTCGTATTCTGTAGATGCAGAAGCATCATAAACAAATACTTCTAATTCAGGATTAGAACCTGCATGATTGGTAACTTGTATAGTTCTAACTAAAGAAGTTGTTTCAGCAGGGCAAGTATAAATATCAGTTTTGTCAGTAGTAGTTAAATCAAAAAATGCGTTCTTATAAGTATTAGCCATCTTTTTTAATATTTTTATCTACGTCTAAAGACCAATCTCTATAAAATTTAAAAACATCATTCCAGTATTTGGAAACTTGTTCTTTAAATTCATCATAAGAAGGTACTTTAAATGGATTAAAGTTAAACATATTATCTCCTTGTTATTTGTTTATAAACTGTAATTCTTCTTCTGTATACGGGAACATACTATTTAAAATAATTTAAAATTCCAGTTAACATACCTGCAACAACAATTAATAACCAAACTGCACCTTTTCCTTTATTGATATCAGCTCTTAATTGTTTTTGTTCTTGTTTTAATTCTTTAATTTCTCTACAAATAAATTCCAATTTAGCTTCTGTTACAGTTTGTTTAGGCATTTTATTTTGGTTGTTTTGGTAGTGTAACTGCTTTGACTTGTTCTACAGTTTTTAAACCATCAGTTATATTTCTTAATAAAGTTCTATAATTCATCCATGCAAATTTTTCATTTGGATTTAATGGTACATCAGTTAACATTGTCCAATCCGAATCAGTAAGAGCTTTATTTCTTTTGGCTCTTAATTCTTTCATAGCTACTTCTAGTGGACTAGGTTGTGATGCTAACCAAGCTGCTTCAGCTTTTTGTCTATCAGTAATTTCTTGTGGTGTTAATGCCACAATTTTGCCATTTACTATTTTGTGTTGTATCATAATATCTCCATTGTAAATTAGTTAATTCCAAACATCAATATCTTACCAGCATCTATATTTCCGCTAGACATACGAAAAATAATGTTCGTTAATGCTGAAGTGGTATTGGCATATCCAGCTACAAAATGTTCTGCTGTTCCATCTCCTTCCCAGTATCTATTAGAAGTGGCAATAAAATTTTTGACATAAGTTGTGGAAGATGGGTTAAAAAGTTGAATAATTCCTACATGGCTTTGGTCATTATCATTTCCAATAGCATCTAATAATATTTGGTCAGAACTTGATTGTGCCAAATCCTGTCCTGATTGATATGTAAGTGCAGTTGCGGCATCATTTTCAAAATGATAAGTATTAAAAACTGTTGTAGTTTTAACTACATTGTAATTTGAACCATTATCACTACTAAAATTTATTTGAAAATTTACAGCATTATTTTGTGGGTGTATATCCACAAAGAAAAACTTATACTCCTTATAATTCCCCAATGAAAATTCTATACTAGCAGAAGATGAAGCAGTAGCACTAGATACTAATACCATATCTCCTAGAGCAACTGGTATAGAAGTTACATTTGCGACAGCTTTATTATTTAGTTTAGTTAGTTGCATTATTTAATCCCATACATTTTAATTGTTCCAGCGTCTATGTTTCCTGATGACATACGGAAAATAATGGCATTTACAGCAGAAGTAGTGTTGCCATACCCAGCTACTAATGTTCTTAAATTTCCTTCTCCATACCAAGAATTAGAAATATCAGATATAAAATGCTTAACATATGTACTAGAAGAAGGATTAAAAAGATATAAAGTTCCATTATTAGCTTCATCATTTGCATTTCCAATTTGGAAATTTAATGGCTGGTCAGATGTAGATTGTGCTAAATCAAAAGTTCCTTCATAAGAAACATCTGTTGCATTGTCAGCTTCGTTATGCAAACTTCTTACTAAAGTAGTTGTTTTGGTTACATTGTAATTTGAACCATTGTCAGTAGATAAATTAAATTGAAATTGAATAACATCATTTTGTGGGTGAATATTAATAAACTCAAAATAATAAACATCATAGGTGCTATCAATACCGCTTGTGAAGCTAATTGAACTAGAACCTGATGCAGTAGCCGTAGATAATAATACAGGACTTCCACTAGGTACTTGTGGGAAGCTAGTAATATTAGAGATGGAGTTATTGTTGTGATAAGTTAATGCCATTATTTTACTCCATATAGTTTTATGATTCCGTCATCTATGTTGCCACTAGACATTTGGAATCTGATAGCATTAACTGGACTTGTAGTGTTAGCATAACCAGCGATAAAATCATTTTGTATATAATTTGATGGATGAGAAGCACTTGTAACGCAAATAAAATGTTTAACGTATGTAGTTGAATTAGGATTGAACAAAGTTAATGTTCCTCCACCATTTTGGTCTGCATCTGAACCTAAATCCATTATTCTTTGAAAACCAGTTCCTTGTGCTAAATCATTATTTCCGTCATAAGTTAATACTGCGTCAGTTCCTGCTTCATTGTGGTATGCTTTAAAATATGTAGTGGTTTTAGTTACATTATAATTTAAACCACTATCTGTGCTAAAGTTAAAATTAAAAGTAACTGCATCTGTAGCTGGTCTAACATTAATAAACTTAAATATATAGCTAGAGTAAGTACCATCTAGCACCACTCCATCTGTACCATCTACAAAGGATATACTTGCAGAAGCACTAGCTGTAATTGATTTGATTAAAGTTAAAGCACCAGTAGGGATAGAAGCTGGTACTGCCGTTATATTTTGTAAGGCGTTATTGGATACTGATATTAGTGCCATAAATTATTCTCCAATAACGAATTTAACTCTTTGTTGGAACTCTGTGGAAACAAAGCATTGTTGGAAACAGAAATAAGAGCCATGTCTTACTCCTTAGGATTATCAGCTTTGATTTGTGCTATTCTAGCTTTCCAGCTATCTATACCATTATCGTAAATTTCTTCTAGTTGCTTATCCCAAGAACCATATAAAGATTTTCTAGTTGCTTTAATCTTTTCATTGTTCTCATAAGTTGTTGCTTGTGCATCTAGTGCATCTAATTGTTCAAGAGTTGGTTTAGCAATAGGTAAATTCCATTCATGGATATAAATACCATTACCATCAGAATCATCTCTAAGTCTAACTTCTTTTTTGAAATCAACCTCTTTATTTGCGTATAAGTTTATTTTAGTTTGTATGTGTGCCATATATTATTCTATTATTTTATATCCAAAAAAGTTACAAGCTCCACCATCATGTTGTAATGTGCTTGAACCAACTGTAATTTCATATCTAACATCAAAATAATCTGTTGTTCCATTTGCTTCTCCAATAACAGAACAATTCATTTCTTCTCCATATGTACTTCCTCCTGATGTGAGTTGAGTACATCTTGCTATAGCAGTTCCATTTTTCATTATATATAATTGTCTATCATTTAAGTTATAAGTTGGCCCAACATTGTAAGGTAAAGTTTGAGTATAAAGAAAATATTTACCAGCAGTAGTTGGGGTAAAACGATAATTTCCAGCTGTGTTATTAAAACAGTTATCTGTATCAAAAATTTCTGAATCAAACTTAAATAAAGTAGTTGCACCAGTTGTTGTATTTCCTAAACTTGTTGTAGCTAAAAATGCAGGAGTATTAACACCACCTGCTGGAACAGAAAAAGTATTATCTCCTCTTAAAAAAGTTGTAGCATCTTTAGTTCCTGTTGCTGTTAGCTTGGCAAGTGAAACAGAACTGTCAGCTAGTTTAGCAGTAGTAATCGTACCATCAGATACAGTACCTACATTTAATACATCTCCTAATACTGTAATGAAGTCTATGCTATCAGAACCAGTTAGAGCAGAAGCAAATACAATGTTAGAACCTGATATAGTATAAGAATCATAAGGTGCTTGAATAACTCCGTTTAACGATACAATGCAGTTCGCTGGAGTTTGTGGATATACTGCAACACTATTTTTAGTTAGTGCATAGGTATCGGTAGCCGTAGCTGTAAGTGCGTCTAGTACCTGATAATTTCCTACAATGGGTTGTTTGCCGATATATGCCATTAGTTATTTGCTCCGTTATCTATTACTGTGTTTCCTTCAGCAATCCATTCTTGTATTGCTTGGTAATCTGTGTTTGCTGGGTCTAGTGGTACTGTAAAGGGAATATTATTTTCTATTACAATGTAACTATCAAAACTTCCTAAATAATATTGTTTAGTAACTGATGTAAAATTTC